TAAGCATTTGCTCCAAAATAAGCCGCCACGAGTGCGCTGTTCGCAACAAAATAAGTAGGCGCAATATCTGTAATCATTTTTGCCGCATTGTCATAACCAAGCATAGAAGTAATCAGTATAGCGGCGGGGTAATTTAATGTACCAAATAAAGCAAACCACGTCATATATCGCATACTGTCGCGCCGTGCATCAGCATCTTCTAACTCTCTGCGTTTAAATTCCAAAGCCATGGAAATTTCATCATCGCAGAGCGTATCATCATTATTTGTATCAAGATGCTGATAAGCACTATCTTTTTGAAGCTTTTTTTGAGCCACTAACGCACACCTTTAAATTTAATACCCCGCAATGCCGCACCACCGCCACGGGAAATATCCCCATTTGTTGCACGGTTGCTAGTAGCATCCATAAGTGCTTCTCCTCCACCAGAAAAACCTTTTACGCCTCGGCCTTTTAAAATATCTTTGCGGGTTACTTTCCCATCACCTGTTAAATCAGGGAACCCTTTAACTTCACCAGATTTAGGTGAACCTTTTTTACGGTTACGGCGAGTACCACGGCCTTGTTGTTTAAATTCTTCAAATGACATCGTATCGTCAAAACCTTCTTCAAAAAAGATATTACGAAGTTCTTGGTCAGGATCCACTTCAATTACTTCTACTTCATCTTTAGCCATTACTCTCTCCTAATATAACTTACTGTTCATATCATTAATGCGATCTTGAATTGAAGACATATTTGATTTAGGTTCAACACCAATACCCATTATGCCCATAGCCTTATTCCCCAATGTCACCCCAAGTTGCGTCACAGGATTGTTTGTAACCACAGAAGGTAAAGCAGATAAAATTCCTAATGGGGTTTGTTTTCCTGGAGTAATCGTATCATAAATATTTTGCCCAATACTTTTATTCGTATCGTAACCAAACGCCCCTAATGCTTTTTCTTCAATATTTTGCCCACTGTATTTATCTACAAACCCAGCAACTTCAGAGTTCCCCATATCAATATTGCCTATACCAAAATTAGAAGGGCTCCCAAACTTTCCACTTATCAACCCTGCCGCGATAACATTTTGAGCAGTGCTAGAATAAGGATTCATACCTTGAGCAATCGCCGAGTTAATAGCATCCATTAACCCTGCTTCTGAAGCAGTGCCTTGGCCTCCACCAAATTGATTACCTTCAGTTACACTTCCGGGACCATCTTGTCGGCCTTGTCCGGTTCCCCCATGACCACCCGAAGTGCTTCCACTACTCCCTCCGTAGCCAACACCTACATCAGCATCACTGTAGCCACCGCCCTCTTCGCCAGCATCACCAGCACCAGCACCACCGCCAGCACCACCGCCAGCACCAGAGGATCCACCAGATCCTCCCGGACCGCCACCTCCAGGATCAGCCATTAGCCACTCCTATTCTGTTGTTGTCTTTCACGAGCAATTTGCGCTCGCATTTGAGCTATATCTTCTGTAGAACCTATACGCTCACGAGCAATATCTACATTTTCTTGACGGAATTGTGCATCTAACTGCATTTTTTGCTGGTCAGTCTGGTTATCCATCTGCATTTCTTGTTCACGCAACGCTAACTCTTGCTTTTTAATTTCTACCAGTGGATCACCTTGGGGTTGTGGTGGCATTTTTTGCTGGAACTCAGCCATAAGCTGTGCTTGCATCTGGGCTACTACCGCCGCTTGAGCTTCTGGTGGTTGTTGTTGCATATTCGGGTCAGCTTGCATTTGTTGCTGGAACATAACTTGAGCTTTCATACCAATATGCTCATAAATATGTTTTTCTAACGTCATCAACAAAGCAGGTTGTAACTGTGCAACCTTACTATTCATATAAGCCATATGCACAGCAATATGGGCATCATGGTCTTGTTCGGGGAAAGATTGCAATTTACCCTGCCCCCCTGCCGCCTGACTAGCAAACTGGTTTTCTGTTGCAGGATCCATTTGCTGAGGTTGTGGCTCAGGTTTTAAAATTTGTTCGATATTATCTACACCTAAAGCCGCATAAACCCGCCGATAAGCCTCGTGCATATTGTGCATTTCGGGTGCGGCAGTAGCCAGTTTTAACTGTTCTTGAGCTAAAACTACTCTTTGGGACATACTAAAGATGTTTGGATCACTTACAGGGACAATATCTACCCTATTATCAAAATCTGCTGATTTTATCTGGGCATCTTCACCAACTTCGTAAGGATATGGGGCAGGATCTTCAGCAAAAAGCCGCCCTAACATCTTTAATTCTTGTTTTAAACTGGCATGGAGGCGTTTATGTACCGCGCTAATGATTTTTGCGCCACGTTCCAGCAACGCAATAGTAGTACCAACAGGCATTTCTTGTCTGCCATCACCTACTCCTATATCTGTAGTGCCAATAAACCGCTGGGCAGATTCAATAACAAAGCCCATAAGCTGAAAAAGCGTTCCAGAAGGCTCTTTATACGGTAAAGCCATCAAACTTGTGCGAATATCACCTCCAGGAATATCAATATCCCTAAATTCTCCTGGATGAATCGGTGTTTGTTCGTCTGCTATCCGTAAACCGCGAGCTTTAAATCCCGCTGGCATATTACTAAGCGTTCCAGAATCAATAAGCTGGCGCAAATTAGCTGTAGCCGTGCGGCTCAAATTTCCGAGCAGATGAATTAAGCCAAAACCATAAAAACCAAGTCCAGGAGTGAATTTATATTGGACAAAATGAGGAATTTTCTTCTTCATTGGGTCATCTTGGTCATAATTTCTGCGGATAGATAAAACTTCTTCACTATCAGCACTAATTGTGACAATATACGGCAGTTTTATCCCTGTTTCTTCATTATCTTCGCCAACATCTGGGTATTCTTCAATATCTAAATAACAATGGCACTCATACAAAGTAGCTTCATCTGTATCACCAGTAGAAGAACGCCCTTCTAGCTTATCATAAGCATCCTTTACTTCATCCTCACCACGCTCGCTATCCTCCATAATATCTAAATCACGGTAAAAACCATTTACTTGGAGTTTGCGTAACTCATTACTAGACATACGGATGATATGTGTGATTCGTTCTGCTGAAGCTAGGTCAGTTGCCGTATAAGGCGCAACAACATCTTCAGCTGGTACAAATTTACTTACTGGCCGACCTAATACATCATCGCGGTAAATTTTCTTAAATGCACTACCACTTAAACCCAAATAATACAGCATCTGGTCATACTCAGGTTCGTACTCTTCCATCTCATACATAATTTTATAATTCATGTAATCTTGGACGCGCTGAGCTTGGGCTTCTACTTCAGGGGTAGCTATACCTACAATATTACCACGCACAGGACCGCCACTTGGCAACATCTCTTTATACGCACCAGCCTGAAATTGAGTTACGGCTTCATTTAATATTGGGTGGATAACACCTGTAGCACCATCAAAAGGTTCTGTGCGGGATTCATACTTTAAACCCAACAATTCTAAACCCTTTGTATATGTATCTACCCAATCTTCACGGCTAGATTTATCATCATCTACTGATTGGCTTACATAACTAGCCACATCTGCTAATGTTTCATCACTAACGAATTCTGCTAAATTATCATAAAAATTTTCTGGCTCACCAAGGTCATCATCTTCACCAAAAACTACCTCAGCACCACCTTCATCATCAGGTTCTATCTCTATAGAAATATCATCAGCAAGGAGGTTCTCTTCTAACTCGCTAACTGTATCATTAGGGGCTTGTAGTAAACTGCGATCAATATTGCTAGGCCGTGGGTTAATTGCCATTAGTAATAAATCCTCTGTACAGGAACTGATTCTTCATCCTCATAATCTTCAGGATGCTGGATAAAACCGCCTTCTCTAAATCTGCGTAATGCTTGAGTGACCGTATCCACATAATCATCATGCTCCCCCGCAGGAAACGCCGCACACTCTTCAATAACTTCTTCTGCCCAGCGTGTATCTGGAGCCCATACTAAACCACTTTCAAACAATGGCGCAATAGAGTTCACTCTTGTAAATTTATCATTACCCCTGCTAGGTGTGTAATTCATAACGGGAATCCCCATATTCCGCAACTCTTGCGTTAATGGCATACCACTGGCTTTTGCCTCAATTAACACACATTCGGGATCCCAATACTTATACTCCTCCAATGCCATACGCCGCAAATCAGGGAAATCCCATCTACCGCGTTTTGCATCACATAGAATAATGTTTGGTGGTTCTCCTTCTTTAGGATAAAAAACTCCCCACGTTGTTATAGCACTATAATCCGCACTCTCTTTTTTAGAATACGCCGTATCATAACTCTGCATTATATACTCTAATGGCGGGATATCTTCCTTTTCCCACACATTCCACCAATCACGTTTAAGTATCGCCGCTACATCGCCCGTCGGGTTTTGTTGCCATTGGGCTTCCCACTTACCAACCGACAAACTACCCTTAACACTTAACAAATCTTCTTTTTTCCAATACTCAGGCCATAAAGGTTCATCACTCTCAGGCATCAATGCAGGGAATTCCACAACCTCCCACTTATCTGCTAATATATCTCTACCCTGTTGCTTTAATAATTTTCCCGTTAAATCATTCTCTGCCCAACGAGTCATAATTATCACAATCGCACCTCCGGGCTGTAAACGTTGACGCGGACCAGATGTATACCACTCATAAGCATGCTCTAATGCCGTAGGGCTTAAAGCATCTTGCTCACTATGGGGGTCATCTATTATCAACAAATCCGCTCCACGACCCGTCACCGCGCCACCTACACCAGCCGCAAAATATTCTCCACCCTTACTCGTCTCCCATCTACCCGCCGCTTGGCTATCCGCTCGCAATTCTACACCCTCAAAAACCTTAGTGTATTCTCCACTATTCATCAAATTACGCACCTTTCGGCCAAACCTAAAAGCAAGCTCTGCCGTATGCGTTGTCTGCATTATCTTTAATTTAGGGTTTTTACCCATCAACCAACTAGGCAATAAATAACTGCCAAACTCACTTTTAGTATGGCGGGGCGGCATATTAACAATTAACCGCTTTAACTCACCACTAGCTATACGGTTAAACTTCTCAGCCATTATTTTATGGTGGCGTCCATTAATAAACTCAGGCCAAACCGTTTTACAATACTCCATAAAATCATTCTTCGCCGCCTCCGCTTGCGTAATCTCCTTAGCGCGGTCCAATAAATGGGCATACTTTTTTAACTGCTCATCAGGTACTAGCTGAACGTCCATGGGCAATAGTTCCTCATTAATGCGAATATATTTAAAATATATCGAAAATTTTTCTAGGGCAATGAACCTATGACAATTCTACAGTAACCGTGGTACGTCGTCTCGGCTTTTAGTCGAGTAAAAGTCAATACCATAAAAACTTTCTGCGGACTACACGATTTGTCCAAAACTTGGTTTTACCCACTGACATGGGTAAAGGGGTCGTCTCAAGGGGGGTCGGGCTCAAGGAATCAATGTCAGGCAAAAGAATAGGGGCGGGGGACCCTCGGCCACCCGCCCCTCGTTGTGCGGCTCGTTATTGAGCCTGAGGCTGAACTACGAGCTTGACGTATGCTGTACCCCATACTGAACTGCTCGGGCTGTAGCCACCGTTGAGCAGTGCATGTAGACATACAGGTTTTTTGCTACTGTGACCGAGTGGCTTGGCGGCGGCTAGGATAGCGGCGAGACTGTTATTGCCGTTTACACCGCTGAGCAACCAGCCCTGAATAGTAGCGCGGACGCCGCCGACCTTGCCGTTAAAACCGAACGGTACTGGCTGGTCTGTATCGGCTTGCACATTAGCAAGCGGCACGACCTGAACATTGTGCAGATTGCCACCAGCATGTTCTTGCACGAACTGCCAGATGTCAGCATAAGAAATTTCAGTACCTGTATGCTGAAGCTCAGCGACTACTGTGGTTGCTGGAGCTGTGGCCTTTGTGGTGGCCTTACCTTTAAGAGACTTAGTCATAATATAACCCCTTTCTACGGGTCAAGTGTTGTACCGCTGGTTGCGGTATACCTAGTTTATGCCATAGCTAAAGTTCAATAACAACCCCTTTTTTAATTTATTTTCATTAATGTTATCAAACCTAGCAAAACTATAGCCAATATCAGTATCCACATAGCTACACGAAGATAGTAATAGCTAGAACTATAGTAATGATACCAGCATAGAATAGAACGGTCAGTGCCAGTATTTCGCCAAGTGCGTCAAACAGTTGTCTTATCATAGCGTCACTCCTTTTGTTTGGTTGCTATACCTAATAGCTAACACCACCCATTCCAGCTGGACTAGTCTTGTTAAATCCAAACTGCTCACCGGAATCCTCAATTATCTTCAACCGAGACCGAGGATGATAGATGATGAGAAACTGATAATGATAGATGATGAGTGATTTATAGGTATAGTCATATACCTATATGAGTCTTCCTCAAGGATGGGAATCATCATCCCTCTTCGTCAGGGATGGGATGGGAAGGAAACGGGATGCCTCGCGACATCCCGTTGGTGAGTTAGCCTTGGACGACGAGCTTGACGTATGGTGTCATCCAGTATTTGCTGGATGGGGAATATCCACCGTGCATCAAAGCATGTAAGCAGACAGGCTTTTTACGCGAGTGTCCTAATGGCGCGGCTTTATTGAGAGAAGCCTTTAACGATGTATCACCGTCAACACCTTTAAGCATCCAGTCTTGGATCTTTTGGCGAACACCTCCTGGACGACCGCCATAGCCAAACGGGACAGGAACCGCGCTCTCAGCATCCACATTATCAAGAGGAACAATTTTCACGTTCGCCTCATTGCCGCCAGCGTGTTCTTGGATAAACGACCAGATTTCGGCGTATGTGATTTCTTTGTCAGTGACAACGAGCTCAGCAGATTTGACAACGGCTTTCGCCTTAGGAGAAGATTTTACAGTTTTAGTAGTCATGATAGATCCTTTCTACGATCTCTCTATAAGCTGCATTGCTTATGATGTAAGAGTACCATGCCCGAGTTTTATTGACAAGTCTTTAATTATCATTAAATATCACAATCATCATCTTTTATCCTCAAGAGATCGTACCTCGCGAATCCTCGTTTATCGTCAACGGATCATGATAGACGAAGATTGATGACGAGGGTTTTTGGTTTAAGGTATTTGGATAGAGGATTCTAGAGATCTCTCTCCTTTATGATGGGAGAAGATGATGATAGAATATGATTGATAGCTCCCGTCCAATCGTAAGGAACTCTCGAACTCCAATCAGGTATCACTGGTCCTTTATTCTCTGTCTGTCCAGCAATCTCCATCGCTCTCGAACCATGAAATATATTTATAGTTCGGGCAGAAGGATGGCTAACCAAGTTCCAGACGTTTCCAGAATATCCGCTATATCTTATCTGCCACGCAATTTGGTGAGGACGAAGCGTGATGTTCTTTAGTGAGTTTAACCTATGGACTTTCAATTCAAGCCAAAAAGCATGACCATCAAGTATGCCATGCAAGTCGGGTACTCCAGGACTA